AGCTAGAACTTCTCTCATCGACATATCCCACTTCTGCATCTTTTGATGAACGAGTTTTATGTCTTCATCTTCTTCAATGCCTTTAGCGGCCAAAAGGGCGTAATCGGCGTTATCTAATTCGCCTGCTTTCTTTTGAAGTTCAGTTTCCACCTTTTTCTCGACTTTAGCGTCGATCTTCATTCTGTCTATTTTGGCTTCTGCTCTTTTAAGGCGAGCCAAGAGTTCGGCAGTATTCGGTTCGTTGGATTCCTCTACTTCGGTTTGTAAATCTTCCGATTTGGCGTCTTCGGTGACAATTTCATTTTCGGTCTCCATAGAATGATAACTATTTAATGATTTTTGGCTGGAATCATAACCTTAATAAATCACTTTTAAATGGTGTGAGAACCAAAATACTAAAGTCCTATAAATTCTGCTCCACAAGTTCCTCTAAACTTAGTTGAGTCAGCTCCAAGAAAACCTTGGGCATCCCAAACCAGGTAAGTATTAGGCGCAAAGATTGAGTTCTCGGTCGATGTTGGTGACCAAGACATTTCTGCGTTAATTCCTGAGCCTAAGGCAAAGGTGTACTTAACTGTCGTGGTTGAGTTTATACCTGTTGAAGAGGTTGCTAGTCTCATTGTTACCGCTGTTGTTGTTGCTGTTCTTGTTCCTAGAGTAGTTCTAAGAAGGGTTGATGTAGAGACTGGAGACTTAATGGTACAAACTGTGGAAGTTCCAGTACTAAGCTCTTTTCCGTAGTAATAACTTGGGTAACCACCGATTTTAGCATCGTTACCATCAACTTCCGCAACAGTGGCTACTCCTCCAACTGGCGTAATTGGGGTAATTGGTGGTAATGGAGATAGTAAGAGTAATGTTCCGATTACTAAAACTGTGATAATTCCGGCTAATATAAGTCTTGTTTTCATAATTATTTTTTACTTTTTTTCTTTTTTGCGACCTTTTCTTTGGCTTCCGCTTCGACTCTCTTGATTTCCTCTTCTTCTAATCTGGCTTCTTCTTCGGCGATCAGCTTGTCTAACAAGCGTGGCTCACGGGCCTGATGTACAGACATATGTTTATTAATTAATTGTTACAACGATAAGTAATGGTGGTTGTTGGGATGGTACCTAACACCTCAAGCACAATTCCGGTATCAAAAATCTCGTCAAAAACATACGTTCCAGCGGCAGCGGAAACGGGTATGTTAATGGCCCAGATTGATGAAGTACTAACTGAAGCGGCTCTTCCTGTTGTCCCTGAAGTAGCTGAAGTCGTGGCGTTATACAAGTTTATTTGTCCAGCCGCAGCTCCTGTGACTACTACTGAACCCACTGCTCCACCAACTGAACAAAGATTTGTAATACCACTTGCAAATCTTCCAGTTGAAGTAGTAGTGGCTTGATAAGCATCTCCAGGGGCAATACTACCGACTGAAACTGGTGAACTTGGGGAAAACAAGACAAAGGCGACTACTATTACCGCAATGACCAACAGAATTTCTTTTTTATATTTCATGATTATTTATTTAAAACGAAAACACCGACCCTTGAGAGAGTCGGTTAGTTTCCTTAGGTAAGCATGACATTACCTAAGGAAGCTAGCTAACCCTCCCAAGTTGTCATGCGTTATTAAGTTGATTTATTTTCTACATATTTTTATTATTATACCATAAATTCATTGAACATTCATCTTCCTGATAAGGCGTCTTTATTCTCCTCAACATATGTTTTATGCCTTTCCAGTTCTCTGAAGCCGCTTTCCAATAATTTAAGTCCATCTAGCCTTGCTCTGACCACTTGTCCAATAGCGTCATTACTCAGAGTTGTTGTAACGCTACCTTTTAGCTCAAATTGCTTAAAAAAAACTTCCTTTAAAGCCTCCAAGAGAACCTTGTTATCAGCTATTATTTTTAATACAGATTCGTTAGGCATTTTGCATTTGTGGGGCTACTGGGGAAGGTTGAGGTTGTTCACTCTGAGCTAATTGATCAGCTAACTTGTCTAAATCACTGAAGTCGACTGGGGAAAGGCCAGAACTTTCAAGTGCTTGGTTAAAGATGTTGCCAATAGCTGGGATAGCCAGAAGTCGAGGGTCAGTTGAGCGGATTTCTCTTAGAATATTAGTATAAGCCTGACTAGCTTGAGCCATGTTCTTACTCTTACCCGCCACAGAGACTTTAACGGCAATGTTTTCTCCCTTAAATTCACCCTTTAAGATCTCAATGAAGTGCTTATTACCCTTCTTTTTGAACTCATCTTTAATTAAGGACTTAAAGAGTTCAATTTCTTCTTCGTTAACCTCTTCTCCATTCAAAACCATCTCAATAATCTTCTTATTAGTCTCTGTTCGAACTAAACATTCAGAAACGTACTGTAATTCATCGAGGGAGAGTTCCGATAAGAACTTATGCCCTTCAGTAATTTTCTTTTGAATATGAGGGATAATCCAATCATTGTAGATTTCCTCTAAGTGTTTAGCGTATTGCTGACGTCGATACTCATGTAAGCCATGAGATTCTTGAGTGACTAGTTCTTGGAGTTTAAATGGGGTACCAGCTTTAGGGGCTTCTCCCATGATTGAGTCATTAGCGGCTCCCATTTGCTGAGCATGAGCTTCCCAGTTTAAGACAGATTCCTCAAAGATCTTCATATTACGAGGATAAGTATCCACCTGAGCAATATCCGTTCCTAGAGCAATGTCTAAGACTTCCATGTTCTTTAGATTCTTTAAGCCAGAAGGGTGTTTAGCTGCCACCGCAGGGTCAGTTGATTTAAGAATAGTGACAGATGAAGCATCAAGCATGTTCTGCATTCTGATCATGTCGTAGTTGACCCAAACTTGAGCTTCGAACAACTCTTCTGCTCCTCCAAAGCCTAGGGCTCTGCCATGAACAGGGTCTCTTTTGATCAATTTAAATGGTGATTCTTTTTCTGGTTGAGTATAGAGAATGACGCCTTTGTGTTCAGTTGAATCAATTGGAGTATAGAAACAAACTATGAAAATACGAGTCTCAAACTCTCCAGTGTGATCACTTAAGTTAGCAAAGCGAGCTGGTAAATTACCATGCACTTCATAAACTTCAATGTATCTACCAGGAGTTTGAGCTAATTGACCACTTGGGGTGTCTCTCTTTTCTTCCCTTGAAAGCTCAATTAGTTCCTCGATTGAGTGAGTAGCGCCATTTTTAAACTCTCCCCAACCTCGATCCTTCATTTCAAGCAATTGATCGGGTGAGTAGTAATGCTTAATGCCAATAGGACCTGAAAGGATGTCTGTTTGATCACAAAAGGCAATAGACTGAAGTGGTACTACTTCAGGGCAAGGCTTATTTAGCTTCTTTGAGAGTCCTCCACCGTAATCAATACGAGAAACGTTTAATTCATCAAAGAAGGTATCTAGATCGTTCTCTTTAACAAAGACGTCATCATGATATTTCTTAACTAGGAATGACAAGTGAAATTTCTCTGGGTTGTCGACATAGATCTGCACGTCCTTTAGTTCAATGTCCTCGGTCCGATGTTGTAGATTAAGGATAGGACGAGTAATGTTCTTGACTGGTTTGAAGTCAGTTTTACCAGTTTTTAGCTGCGAGTTAGTGTAGAGTTCAGTTGTTTGAATGTGATCTCTCATGCCCCAGTCCCATGAATCGTTGAGGCGAATAGGAAGTCGATACTGATTCTCCATTGCTTTAATGTAGGAGAAGATGTCGTCGTGTTGTAGGATTTGTGCCATTTTATTCGTAAACTACTTTTAGTCTTTCTTTAGGTCTAGTAATGATTAGATAATTTTCAAGTTTTCTTCGAAGTACACGACTCTCCCCTACAGGATAGCCCTGGAATTTAGCTTTATTTGAATCAACAACTACCACTCTGTCTACATTTTCACCAAAGGTAGTGTATTTACCGACATGCTCCCTTATAATTGCCGTTTCTGGTTTCATGTTTCCATTGCAAGCCACTTAACTAATACTGGTTGAGCATTAGGATAAAAGACCCTACGTAGTTTATTAGGGAAAAACAAAAGGGATTTAGTGTAATCCCCATGTGTGTAAGTTAAAACAGCTTTAGCTGTGAGTTTATATGGTTTAGGTACTGCTTGAAGAGCTTCAAGAGGGGTATTGCCTTCGCCTTCATAAGTATCACCATTCATTAAAAGGGAGAACTTATACTCAGATTTTGTCATAGATTTTGAGGACCCAGGTTTGTTCACGGGGTTTATCGAGGCAGACTTGGCAGATGTTCGATTCGTCATCGGTAGATTTGTTTTTATTACACCACATGCAAACAATCGAGAATCCTTTTTTGTTTGTAGTTTTCTTCATTATACCATATTTTTGCTGTCAAGGCACTTATCCCCAACTAACGAGCAGGATTGTAATGCTCCTTCTCTTCAAAGCGAGGCATATTAGCAATCATATCTCTTCTTTGAATAGCAGGAATTAAGGAGTTCATAGCATATCTAATAGCATCCATTGAATGAGACCAGGTATGCTCTGGTTCATTTAATATTCTGCCCTCCTTATCAGTCTCCCAAAGGTAGTTACGATACTCTTTAATAAGGTTTATTGATTGTTTGGTCATGGACACGGCTTGGTCTTGAACCATTTGAATACCACTTCTTACTGAATCCTTACCTTTAACCGTGGGCGTAATCATGACTCCATAACTTCGTATTTCATCAATACTTTTAGGTTCAGCGCTGTCAGCTATAACCATAGCTTTACGAGGTTGATTAAGTATAAGGTCAGCTATTTGCTTATTACTTAAGCCTTTTTGAAAGACTAATTCATCGACAATATATCCTCCATTAAAATAATAAACGGCCACCAGAGCCGAAGGATCACTCGAGTAACCGAAATCCAAGCCAAATCTTTCCAGTCTGGCCTCATGAGGAATCGTATCTATGATTTGCCAACCTTTATAGATCTTGCCTTCAACCTCACCTAATTCACCTAAGCCATACACCTTCCACCATTGGGTCCGATTACGACGTTGTTCAATTGAATCAACGATCGATTGATCTAAAGCTTCGTTATCAATATAAGTTAGGATAATGAATTCAGTATCAGTACGCTCATTACGTATCTCCATGCCCCAAAACTCATTAGTGGGGTTGTAGTCTATAAATATAAAATCTTTCGTTCTTACTTCTAGTTCATCAAAAGCGCCCTTGGATACGTTGTTAGCCTCGTTAATGAATAGCCGATCACGTCTGGCTCCTCTGACCTTTTCAGGTTGGTCCACACTAAAGAATTCTATCTGACTACCGGTTTCAAAGTTGTAGACGTTATTAGTCCTATCCCACAAAGCTTCCTTGTAGTAGCCATGCTCTTTCATAATCATTAAAAAATCCCTCATAGCACCACGGCGTAAGTGAGGAAAGGATTCTGCAACTACTGAAGTTAGTGTAGGAGATTTATCACATTG